ACGCGCCCCTCTTCCCGATTTCCGTCACGAGAATATACTTAAATTTTCCCCCTTCTCTTTTTATGCGCCGGCGCAAATGACGAAGAAACTCTTCGCGGTCTTTCTTTGCTCCCTCAATCTCTTCCGGTCTCTCATCCGGAGTATACGTTAGTGTCACGTGATAATCACCCGGATGAAAATTTGCATTTATAAGAATCGTTAATTGCGTCGCTGTCTTACGCATATTCACTTTCAATTGTGCTTCTTTTGTTTTTTTACTTTTCTTCTCTCTTTTTGCTCCCGGCGGGTGCACATGCGAGGAATAACACCTCTCAATCAATACGGTTCTCCCCGCCACTGTTGTTTTTTCAATATACGGCATACTCATTTACCTCTGTTCCTGAAAATAATACCTTTAGCAAGTGTAAAAAACGGCTCAAAATGTCCGTTTTTACTTGCACCAAAGGGCGATGTATGGTATACTGATTATGTTGTATTTTCGTATACCATTTGGAAGCGGCTGGCTTATTTGCCAGTCGTTTCCTTTTTGTCGTTTGCCAGTCGGCAGTCGACTTTCTGGCCGCAGCGGCTACACCGTTCTTGTGGTGTCACCGATCAGTATGTATGCCCGTTCGGGCACATGCATGTGAAGAACGGAAACGTAATCGGTGTTCCGTCTGAGTAATCAGTTTGTTTCATTGCATTTTGTTTCATTGAAATCCCTCATTATCCGCAAGTGTTCCGCCATCTCCTTCAACTTTTTACGATTTTTCGTAAAAACTTTGTTCTGGTACCCTAGTACACCTTAATTTTCTACTGTCACACAGATACAGTCTGTGTTGCCGTGATAGCATACAAACGCAGTTATATTTTTCTTGCGATTTAAACAAATCGCATTCCAAAATATCTTCCCAAGAATCACTTTCATATCTTTTACCTCCATATCTTTCTGTTGGCTGCAATAAATAGCACAAGCCATATTGTCGACGTTACAAATACGATAATCTCTTGCATTTGAAGACTATGGACCTCACGCGCTGTGATGATCCATGCCATCATTGCGGCCACTGTTATCGCCTGAATAAATTTCTCTTTTCTTTTCCGTTTCACTATGTCGCCCTCCTTTCTTTTTTTGTAATGGAACGTCGGGGAATCGAACCCCGGACTTTCCGCTTATGAGGCGGCTGTTCTCACCACTGAACTAACGTTCCTCTTTAGTCAGTAATCTAGTTTCTTTCCTTGTCCAGAAGCCAGTAAAACTTCCGGCGGTATTTGTAGTATGTGTTCCTGTCGCATGGGATGCTGAACATACTTCTCAGCGTCGTATACGTCATGTCCTTCCATATGACACCGGCGCGGATGTACTCCGCCAGCCCCTCCTCTGCCCTCAGACAAATGATGTCGATTTCGTCCATCTTTCTCCGGAGGCTTTCCAGTTCCTCCGGAGATTTTTTCCCGGCTAGGTACGCCTTTTCCCATTCCGGGTATTGTAATGTGTAGTAATATAATTCCCGGAAGCGAAATTCGCTGATTCCGTACTGTTTTGGAAGTTTTTTTCGTGGCATTTTTTCACCCCTTTTTTAGAAACGCAACTTGTTTCCATTGCTTTTTCATATCGCAACGCTTACGCATTGCTTTTCTGCTATACTTCTATTTTTCCCGACATCAATTCCGGCAGCAACGCATCCCGCAGCTCTGCCAGATATCTATTTTCTTCTTGATTTAGATAAAAAATGTGTTGCTTCCAACTGTTCAAAACCAAGACTAAAATACTTGATAAAATATCTTTGCTATTATTTTCAAATCTGATTTCGTTCTTTTTCTTTGACGTCATAAAATAGTTTTGCTCCACAAGTGCACTAGCGCCTAATTTCTGCAACAATTCGTTTAACCCACTGATCTCTTGTTCTGCTTTGTATAGTTCAACATCAAAGCCTAATGATTTAGCCAGACTTTCGTTGATTGTAAGTTTGCAAGCATTTTTTTCAGCAACTATCCTGTTTATGTCATTTACGATATCTGAATAATCTCTATGTACTGGGATGTTGTTTACATCAATTTCAAAATAGCAACTCGCATCAAGCCGGTAGTTGTGCGTTGAAATATCTCTGGCGGATACACATACAGAAAAATCTTTTTCCGTCTTTTGATTCTCTATTGCATAGGTTATTTTTTGCATGTTTTCATCCGAAAAAACATTTACATTCTTTTTGTAAACTCTATTCGTATGTGCTTTTGAACCATATTGCCCCCTTTGCTCTCTTGCTTCCGTTTCGCAAATATTTCTTGCATCAACAATTTCTGTTTTTGTAGTGCTTTTTTTCTTATTAAATACAATAATGCAAGTCGCTATGCTCGTCGCTTCAAACATGTTTTGTGGACACATAATTACGGATTCCACTAGGTTTTTATCCACAAGGTATTTTCTTATCGCAGACTCTTTTTTATTTGTTGTATTCAAAACACTACAAGGCAGCAAAAACACGGCTTTGCCATCAATCATTGAGAGTGCTGTAAGAATAAACGCAAAATTCGCATTTCCTTCTGGTGGCACTTCGCACTCACAAAACCGCGGCTGTATCTGTGCAAATGGCGGAATATCCCACTTCACGTTATACGGTGGATTTGATATTAAAGATATCCCTTCCAGTTCCGCAGTATAGTTTTCTATCTCTCTAAATGTTCCATAAATTTCACCCTGGTATATTTTGTATGTATGATACGTTTCTTGCCACAAAACATTGGAATGTAGCACAATACAGTCAATATTCCTGAGTGCCATATTGAAAAGCAGAAACGGCAGCACTGTTTCGTCAAATTCATAAAGTATAAATTTTGAATCATGATTAAGATTCCACCTTTGAATCGCTAACGCTCCACTTCCTGCACACATATCAATAATTGTGTCATTGTCTCCCACAAGTTTACTAATAAGCTCGGCGAGGCTTTTAGGCGTATAGTCCTGCATTTTCTCTTTTCTGTCCGCATAGTAATATTGGAAAATCTTTTGAAGCCAGTCCGTGGACAAATCTCCTACCAGCGAATGAAATTGTGAATATTTTTTTACGTCATTATTTTTTACACATTCAAATAATTTTGATTGCAGGTCTTTAATATCTGAAATTTCAAATATACACAGTGTTTGCTCGCACAATTCTTTTAACTCCAATGTCTACTCCTTTCAAAGATTACTTGGTGATTTGATATGCAGCCATTTCTTTAATACTCTTGTTTGGTATTCTTGGATTTACTCCTTTCCCGGCTTTTCGCACCTCTCAAATTCAATTACCCATACATAAGGATTCGCATCCCATCCGTAGCGGTCAAGGTCGGATTTCTTGATGGTTGAATTCCAGAGTTCTGAAAAGCCGTCTGTTTCGTGATATCCTTCATCCGAACATGTATCACACCCAAACGTAGCATTGCATTTTCTACAAGGTGATGGATATACACCTTCTGCAATGCATCCATCATCTGTAATTTCCTGTAATCTCTCCACTCGTACATTCGTAACCTTTAGAAAAATTCGAGCAGCTTCTTTTGGCATGTGGATCGAAGGATACCACCGATTATTTTCTCCCGGTAGACATTCACCCTTTATATCCGTACCGTCTGCCTTATAGCAATATTGCAACTCTGGCTTACCAATCTCGTTAGGAACATAATGGTCGGTCCATGTTTCACGGACGTATAAGACATCACCAATCTTGTATGATGGTTTTCTGCAACATGGCTCATTTGTTCCGTTGTACAACATCAGTCCATCTTTGATATATCCTGTCCACTGTGGATTTTCTCCCGGAAGGAATTTAACAAGCCGTCTGGTGCAAGTCTTTAATCCGCCCAGAATAGACTGAACCATTTCAGTATTAAATAAAATCGGTTTTATATTCATTTTTTTGCTCCTTTCTTGCTTTTCTCTGTTCTTCCCTTATAATGGTAATTACAGCCCCGCTACGGTTGAATACACATAGGAAGGAGATACGCATATATGAAACTAAATCCCGCTTGTATCCGTGATATACTACTCACTGTCGAAGATGTTTGTGATTTCAAAAAGAGCTGGCGTTATGATTATCAATCCAACGACGCCCCACGTTTAGCTAAGTACAAACATTCCGAAATTATCTACCATATTCGTCAGGCAGAACTTGCAAAGTTACTTATCGGTGTTCATTACTATGAATGTGGCAGAAACGCAACCATTTCTGATTTATCCCCAGACGGACATGAATTTTTATCCAACATCCGGAATGATACATTTTTTGCAAAAGTTCAAGAAGTCAGCAAGGAAATCGGTGTTGCCTCTCTTAAAAGCCTCATGCAAATAGCAGCAGCAAGTGTTTCCGTTATAATCAAAAATCATTTTAATCTTTGATATGTAGCCATTTCTTTAATACTCTTGTTTGGTATTCTTGAATTTGCTCTTTTTCCGGTATGCTCGCACCTTGCTCTACATAATACTCAAGTATTGCGAGCATACTCATTTTGTACAAGAGTGCCTTGAATGTTGCTAAAAATAAAAGTATAAATAAAACAATCTCCATCATTTTCTTACTCCTTCCTTATACTTTTCTTTCTGGAAGTTCTACCATTACTTCAAGCGAAAGCATTACACCGGCCAATGGATTCGTACTTTCAATTTTGTATCCGACTACGTTCTTCAACCTTTTTCCATCCAACCATATTTCGTTTTCACCTTTATCGTTTTGAGATAAATGCAAAATCATTTTGTCTTCGCTCATCTTTCTATTACCTTTCTTGTATACCTTTCACTTCTAATCGTTTTCATTGCAGCCTTTACGGCCACACCTGCCTTTTCCGCATCTTTTTCTTGTATTACGTTATTTCTCAACAATGCATCAACGATCATGTACACCTCTCTGTTTCTTTCCATCTTCTCACTCCTTTCTCGCTAAATCCTGCCGCGCTTTTAATGCGCCGGCGTTTGATAAAAGAATCGCTCTATCTTCTTTACTTAATACGAGTAAGATAGATACAAATTCTTTGATTTCTTCCTGTTCCTCTTGCGTTATTACTGGTTTATTAGCCATTGTTTTTCACCCCTTTCTTGTTGACCTTGTAAACACATTATAGTCCCCTAGTAACTACTTGTCAATACTTTTTTGTTGACTTGGGGACTTTTTTGATGTATAGTATCATTGAAAGGGGGAAAACCGATGAACGAGCGAATAAAAGAATTACGAAAAGTGTTAAAGGCAACGCAAGCTGAATTTTCTTCAAAAATAGGACTTTCAAGAAACTTCATTGCACAGGTAGAAATAGGAACTAAAATCCCATCAGATAGAACCATTTCCGACATTTGCCGGGAATTTCACGTCAACGAGGACTGGCTCCGAAACGGTGTCGGTGATATGTTCAAGCAAAGAGATGGATCCTTTAGTGAGATACTTTCCGAACTGGACGACTCTGACGATGATTTTATCAAGTCTTTTATTACTGTTTACATGGAGCTTGACGAAGATAGCAAAGAAGTATTACGTCAAATTGCTACAAAGATGTCAGAAAAATATAAGAAGCCGGACTAATCATTGCCGGCTTCTTTGTTTTCTTTGTTGAATTTAGGAATTATGTAGTGGTATATTTTGAATAAATAATCCTCGTTATTCATTTTTTGAACCATTTCTATAATTTTCTCCTTGTACCCTATATTTGTACTTGTGCTTTGTTTGTTCAAGTTCTAACTTCTCTCCCTTCTTCTTATTCGTAAAATTCAAAAAGTTCCAAAATCTCACACTCAAGAGCTTTTGATAGCCGATATGCCACTTCAAGCGATGGCTGCTCCTGTCCCCGTTCTAATTGACTAATATGTGAATCCGATACTCCGGACAGTTTTTCAAGTTTTGCCAACGTGTACCCCCTTCCTGTTCGCTTGGTTTTAATATGGTTCTCGCAGCGCATCCTAGCCACCTCCACGAGTAGTATACCCACTTTGAGCGAGATTCTTTCGCTATAGTAGCACATATCTTATCCACTATGGTGGATTTTTATAAAAAATATAAATTTTGTTTACTTTTACCTAAAGCTATGATAAAATTTTGGCATAAAATACCAATAGAAAGCGAGGAGGGAGATATTATGATATGTCCTAAATGTAACAAAGAAATACCTGATAACTCAACATTTTGTAATCACTGCGGAGAAAAAATCACTCCACTGGAACCCGAACTTGAACAAACATCTCTTGTCGATAACACTTCTGTTTCATCCGAAACGAACACACCCGAATCAACAAACAAGCGAACACTTTCAACCAAAAAGAAACCAATTTTTATCGGATTATCGATTATTCTTGTTTTGATTACAGCTTTCGCTGTTTTTTTCGGATATCGGCATTACAAACACAAAACTTTTGATTTTACCGCCATTGACATCGTACGCTATTTGGATAAATCTGTAATTTTTATGAATGATATAACCGATAAAGGAACCGTTTCAGAACCTTCCTACGGAAATACTACAGTAGCCACATGGGTCGACCGCACCGGACAAGACGTTCCAAACAAATGTATTACTTTTAATTCAGACCGCAATGCAAAGAAGTATTGTGAAACTTCAAAGCCATCTTCTCATCGGTTACGATATGGTAACATCGTGCTTGAGTTGTCTCAAGAAACAGAAGACGATAATTTTGCATCATACAAAAACGAAATGTCTGACTTAGAAAAAATTAAGGATGACAAAGGAACAAAAGAGGCTATGAAACCAGACAGACCAAGTTCTTTCGCCGACCTCGATACTTTTATAACGAATTTAAAAAATCTGTTTTCTTCTTTAGACAAATACTGTACTTTCGAGGAAAGCACAGTCGACAACATTCCTAACGATGGTATTTATTCGAATTCGTACACCATCAATTCAACAAGATATAAAGAACAAGCAGAGTTATTAGTTGACTATGACGCAAACAATAAAATAACAAATATTATAGTAACAGGAGGTCCCGGTGCTCTTTATAGCAAAAAAAGGGCAGCAACAGATGTTACTAATTCAATATATTTAGTAACTGTAAATTTTACATTAGCTTCTCTTGATACCACCATTGACTATAAATCAATTGATTCCCATTTAATCGATGATAACTACGAAACCACTGTTAATAATTATTTTATTAGCTCATTTTTTGAAAACAAGTGGTATCATATAACTATTAAAAAAGCATCTAAGTAGCAACATTTAGTGAGGTGATTATATGGCAAGCTATGAAGAAAAACAAACTAAAAAATACCTTGGATATCACAATGGGGTTTATGTCGGTATAGGTTGCTCGCTCGGCACATTGTGTCATGCGCTTTTTACATTTCGCTGGGGGACAACACATTGCACTATATTTTTCTCCGGGATACTTGCGATTATATACGCGCTTATTCAAATGTATCGACGTAATTCATACGCTCCTTACAGAGATAAAAAGATAGATGGTCTTGATATATTATGTATTATTGTCGGCATGGCGCTCGCAATTCTCGTCATTTGCAAAATACGCTTATACTAAAAAAGAGGGGAAAGCCCCTCTTTTTTTGTATCAATATTCTTTTACATGTTCTTTGATTGGTTCCATGTAATGAATTTTCATCATTTGCAGTACCGGGTTATTGCCAGATGCCGACGTGCTTCTGACCGCAAAATCAAAGTATCTCCTGCCGTCACTGTCGTCCACGCCGGTATTTGTATAGACTATCTGCGCATCTCCGTTTGATACATAGCTAACAAGTGCCCATGCCGGTATTTGCTCCATCTCCTGTGGTAGTATCGGCTTGACTTTATACATCTTTGTGCTCACCATTTCGACCTCTACTTCCACCGTTATATCAATCAAACGATTTCCGTTTAACGCCAATACATGGGCGTTTACCTCCGAGTTTGTCCTCTGTACATATTTCGGTGCTGCTGCCGTATTCTCACCAGATACATATACTTTTCCTTTTCCTATGTAGTTCACGGCCGAATTTTGCAAATTCGTTATTGTTGTGAATTCGCGGGAATCATGGATGTTTTCCGTCTTAATTTTTGTAGCTGCGGCAGGAATCGATATCATCGCCAGTGGTATCTCCTTGATTATTGATGTATCCACCGGTTTTGGTAAGGTAGCAATATCATCGCCCTTTACCACTTCAAAAGATACTTTGCGATTCACAAAGTCCGCACGTGCCACAATCAGGTCAAGACGTACACTGCTTTCGTTTGCTGGCGGAATAGTGAGCGCTAACTGCTCCGTGTTCCATATCCATTTTCTTCCGACAATAGCTTTGCCGGTGCCGATGAGTACCTGCATTTTGTCGCACGCCGTCACCTCCAACTGCGCACCCAAACCGCGGATTACTCCGTCCGATACAAGGCCATCGTACATACACGCCAAATCTTCCGCGCTATATACACGGTCACCTTCCTTTGAATCAAAAAAACCATATTTAACCATCTTGTTGCCTCCTTTATATTTTTTCACAACTGAGTACGAAATTGTTTCCGTTCTCGTCGTTGTTTTCTGTGATTTGCGACACCCGAACAGCCACTTTATCACCGTACGGGTCAATGACTGTCACGATGTCTCCTAAAACGAAATCGATGCCGTATTGAAAAATTCCGTCCGGGTCAATCTCTACCGTTGCCGTTTCCGCGGTTTTCTTTTCCGCAAGTGCTGTCGTTCCTTCACCCCGAAGTGTTTTCTGATACTCTTCGTCCGTGATGGTTCCTTCGTTTGTACTTGAAGAACTTTTATCCAAATACATTTCACAGCGGTTTATTGTTGCGCCGGCGCAAATGGCTGTTGTTTTTTGAGCCGTTCCCTCGCCTTCGCCCACCACAAGTACCGTGTTCCGGAAGTCTGTATTATCCGCCGCATATTCCATTTGTGACAGATTATCGAATTCCCGGCTAAAGATTACCTCCGTTTTTTTGCCGTGGTATAAATCCATATACAGCGCGTACCCGTAACGGCGTACACGAAAGCCCATCTTTGCCAAGTCCATCATTTCTTTAATTGTGTCATATATGTATTCGCCTCGAAGCTGTCTCTGCGTGGTTTGCCCTGCTGCCTCGATGGTGCCGATATTTAGCAATGGGATATTTCGGTTTGTGTCCGTGGCATTTGTCACGTTCTGCTCAATCAATAACCTCACTGCTACCCCAATATCCGTATCGATATTCGTTTGCTCCCAGACGATACGTCGGTTCAATAACGCCTCCGCACTTCGCCCGGTCACCACGATATAATCTCCTGACTCCGGATTTGTCTTCGTTTGTATTTTCTCGATCATCATCACGCTTTCTGAATCTTCTCTGAATGCAAACACTCCGAATCGGAACAGATTCAGCAGTTCAAGCGTTGCCGGTACTGTGATTTCAAATTCGCCTAAATCATTATACTTTTGAGTCCATATAACACTGCCGTGGTCTACCATGCCGATTTCCGTCAGTGTTTCATCCGTAATATAAACAATCATCGTTATGCCCCCTCATACAGTACCCGATACGTTACATCCATGATGTAACCGGTCGGTGTGTCCACTTCAACGCGGTAATGGTTGGTTCCCGGTTCTACCTGCGCCCATGTCATGCCGGAGATGCGTTTCGGCAAAAGATTCGTCACCGTTCCGCCACGTTCTAACCATATCGCTTTTTCTTTCGTGGTTGTCCGGATGTATACGTTGTCGAACACTTCTAAGTGCTCTTTTATACCTAAAAATCCGCTGTCTGTGTATATCGTAAGGCTTTCGGTTGGTGCTGTAATCGATACGTGAAACAGTGCCCCGGATGGCACCGTTCCCGGATTGTTTAACACAAAGCCACCCGTAGCTATTTCGGACATTTCCATATCTTCGACGGAGTACGGAAATTCAAGCAACGGTATCTCCGGAACACATGAGAACACTCCCGTTTCCTGCGCATCGACAAAGAATGGATTCGGACATAGTATGGATATCTGAAATGTTTCCCTCATTACAAATAAATCTATCTCCATGCTTTCTACATAACCATCAATATATACGCTTCTGGTATTATTTTCATAAAACAGTCTAATCTTCTTTTTCTCCGGAAAATATCGATACAGCAAGTTACGGTTTTCCTCAATCGGGTACTCCGGGATAATCGTTATCGTGATGTTGCGTTTATTGATACGGATGGAGTTGAGTTCTTCTCCATCCATTCCTGTTACTGCTGCCGTGTTGATGGTACATCCCGCCGGTGTCAGTCCGGTAATTTTGACAACGTTATAGTTCGGGTTGTCTGTCAGTTCCAGTGCCTCGCCTTTGTCGTTTTGTACGCTAAATTTAAACATCGCTTACACCTCCCAACAAGTTTCTTGACTGTCTGTAAATATCCCACCGACTTAACGCTTTCGGGCTGTTGTTCGTCTGGTAGAAGTTGTATGTATTTGTCGTGGCTGCTGCCGCTTTCTTAATACTCCTTGCTCCTCTTGCAGCCACATCCAAGTTTGCCGTAGTAGCGGCGTTCTTCATCGGGGTTACGACGTTCTCGCGCACCCTCTGCATCATCTGCCGGAGCGCCGGGAGTTTCCTTTCAATACCTTTTGTCAATCCCGGTATAATGAATACACCTGCTTCTCTGTCCATTACTTTGGATGGCGAGTGGATTTCCAGTTCTTTTTTGATACTGCTCACCAGTGTCTTTTTTAACTGCTTCGCTGATTTATTCAGTTCCGCACTCTTTGAATTGAATCCTTTTACAAATCCTTTCATTGCATTTTCCCCGATATTTTCAAGCTGCTTTTCCAGTCCTGCCATCACGGTTTTGACCTGCTTTGTGTAGTTGTCCTTGATTTGTTTCACCCGTTCCGCATAATAAGTGTTTGCCACTTTTTTCGATGCATTGATTTTATCCGTATAGGCTTTGTTGTACGCCGCCAGTTCCTGACTATTCAACGAAAGTAATTTTGTAGTCAAATCAAGTCCATCCGATGTGTCAAGGGCAGCGATTTCCGTCATCAGCTCGGACGAAAGCGTTTTCTTTAACGCTTCCATGTTCTTACCGTACTGAACTATCTTCGCCGTTTCTGATTTGAAGTCAGCAAGCGTAATCTTTCCGTCATCATCTTTTGTGAATAAATCACCGCTTGATAATCTGCTCTGCAGGTCATCCTGCAGGTCTTTTACAGCGTCGTACTTTTCTTGTACGGATGAGGTCATGGATTCTATCTTTTTCTGTACCTTTTCCGTTGCTTTTTCTGCCGCCTTCGAGAAAGCTGTTGAGAAAGATTCCACCAGATTCTCACCCAGTTTTTTAAAACTTTCCTTTGACTTTTTGTTTTTCGTCTCCTTCTGTGCTTTTTTCACTGCCCGGTCAACGAGTTTCTTGACCGCTTTCTCTGCTTTCTGCTCCTGCTTCGTGATGCCATTCGCATACGCTTCCGATACCTTTGTGCCGATGTCGGAATACTTCCCGGTTTTGTTTGCCGCTTTTAACTGTGATAAAGATTTCTTTGCTAATTTGCTTACTGCTTTACCAACCATTTCGTATGCCTTTTCAATTCCTTCCGCAAGTCCGGATGTAAAAAAGCGTCCTATCTTTGCCGTTTTTTTCGATGGTGAGTGGATATCTAATCTCTTTTTTAAGGCAGTCAGCGCATCGCCTGCTATCTTGGTTACTGTCGTAATCAATCCGCTGCTTTGCTTTCCTTTTTCCATTCCATCTTTCAAGCCTTGAACAAAGTTTTCTCCAGCTTCTTTTGTTTTTGTCTCTTTCAATTTCTTTGTGACAAGTTTTCCGATTTCGCTCGCTTTTTTTCCGGCTTTGTTTTTTCCTAGCTCTAAGCCTTCTTTGTACTCCTGGGTTGTTTTTTGTCCGGATTTTTTGGCTTTGTTCTCGAATTTCTTTAGTGCCTTGTCGGAAGCCTGCATCAGGTACTTTGCATTGTTCACATCTTCCTTTGTGATGCCGGCTTTTCCTTCTTTAAATTGTTTATTCAGGTTTTCGTACTGTTTTTTTGTATTTTCAACCTGATTTTTGAGTGATTTTTCTGTTCCGTTTTCTGCCGTAATAAAGTTATTGACCATTTTCGTCAATTCTTTTTTTATTTTTTTGTTGTTTCCCGATGCAGCCGCCACAGAAAGAGCTTCCCAATTTGTTATTGTTGTGCAATATTGCGAGTACTGTTTTTCCGCATTTTCAAACGTTTTTTTATTCTTTTTTTCCTGCTCTCTCAGCTTCTTTTCGTTTCCCCTAGCTGCTTCTAGTTCTTGATTGTATCGTCTCGACCCACTTATTTGGCCCGCGCGTCCACCTCCTGCCTCTTTAATGTATCGTTCCAACTTCTTGACATCTTGTGCCGCTTTTAGTTCTTTTTTTGCTGCCTCTAATTTTTTTTGAGTTTCCTTCAAATTTGCTTCGTCAGTGTCTTTATTTGTTGCTGCTTTGCTTTTATTCGTCACTGCTTTAGTATACGAATCTTTATATGTATCCAGTATCAATTGTGCTTTTTTTGTCTCTATTAGCTTATCAATTGACTTTTTTTCTTTCTCGTAATTTTTTATAACACGCCCGGTCATTTTTAATTCTGTACCAAGAGCATCGTTTAAGGTTGTAACAATAAACTTCGCACGATCTTTTTGACTTTTCTTTACCTTGCCATTTTTGTCCACCATATCATCAAGCTCGTCTTTGAGCTTTTTATAGTAGTCAAACTGTGCCGTTGTATCTGATACAGACTTGTCTCTTGCTTCTTTGAGGTCTTTCCACTCTTTTGTCATTTCATCAACGGACTTTTTTGTTTTGTCGTGTTTTTCAATCATTTTATCAATGGATTCACTCTCTTTGTCCGTTGCTTTCGTTGCGCCTTTGGTTGCTGCTGCATATAACGCCAATCCACCCACCACGGCACCGATTCCAGCCGCAAGCAATCCCATCGGGCTGGCCGCCTGTATTAAGTTCAAAATCTTTTGTGCTGCTGCGGTTGATGCAATGGCTGTCTTTAACGTTACAAAAGTCGCGTACGTGGTTTGTAATGCTTTAGCAAATTGCCCTACTTTAATCACTGCAAACAAACCACCAAGCAAACCGCCAAGCACCACAATTTTCCCTTTAAGTTCGTCCGTATGTTCAATTGCGTAATTTGCAAATTCTTCCACCTTCGGCAATAACTTTTTCGCCAAAGGCTCAAATAATTCCAATTGCAGTGTGCGACCAATTTCCTTGTATTTCGAGGCAACATCATCATACTTTACTTCTTTTAATTTTTCCGCAGATCCTTGCACTTTTTTGAATGTTTTACCGGTACTCTTTAATGACTTAACCACCTTCAAGTTGGCGTCCTCTCCCATAGTTCCAAATGCTGTGGACGCCATCGTCAACGCTTTCTGTTCATTTTTACAGCCATTGATATCTTTTACTATTGAATCAATGACGTCTTTCATTGTGCCTTTGCCATCTTTCCATGCTTTGAAAGATTTTTTTGTATCCTTGCTGAATATACCGATATTTTTTTCAATGCTTCCGTCTCCGAGCTTGTTCTTGACCTCGTTGATAGAATCATTTACTTTATCAAGGTTATAGGCGCCGTTCTTCGTGCCGTTTGCCAGTAGCTGAAAGTATTCTTCGGCAGTATATCCGGCCTGTTTGAAATTTCCGCCATATTCCGCTACGTTGTCACCCAATTCATTTGTGTAATCAAGCCCTTTTTGCGACCCCTTCGCGAACAAATCAAATGCCTCTGTCGAGTCTATTTTAAAATGTGTCATCAAACCATTTACGCCCCGAATGGTTTCTTGAAAATCAGACCCGAAAGTATCTTCAAGCGCAATTGCATTTTCTGTCAGCTCCTTGATTTTTGACGGGTCCGTCTCTTTTGTTACCTGCTTGATGTACGCCATCTTGTCGCCGATATCTTTTAGCGATTCACCATATCCAGCTTTATACACTTCCTGCATTTTTTTCGAGAATTTTTCCGTTGTCTTCTCATTTGCTCCCGTAATTGCTTGAAATGAACTGGAGGCTTCCTGTGTCTCTACTGTTACCTTTTCTAAGGTATCTTTTACTTCTGTAGCCATTTTCTTAATACCATCAGATATTAAATTTCCAATTGCTATACGGACAGAGTCAAGCCCCTCCTTGCTTTTTTCCGCCGCTGATTTGGTATTTTTTAGACTTTTATCCAGTTTATCCGTGCTTGTATCTAGTTTGGCCGCTGCCTCTTTGTTCGCTTTAAGTTCTTCTGAAAGTTTCTTTATGTCCTTTTTAAGCGTGGTAGCTTCTTTTGAGCCTTTCCCAAATGTCAGCGCCGCGTCTTTGTATTCGCTTTTTAATCGTTTAAGCTCTTTTTCCTGATTCGAAATCTCCTCTTCTAAAGAGGCAAACGCTCCCTTGCTTTTTTGTTCTTCTTTCGTTGTCTCGTTTAATTTTTCCGTATATTTTTTTAAAGAGGCTGACGCTCTTCCGACTGCCGCCTCTTGATTTTTCATTTTGATATAAAGTTCCTCTGCGGCTTTTGAATCTTTTCCCTGCGTTTCCGCAATCTGCTTGTACTGCTCTTCCAATGCCGACAGTTTAATCTTTTCCTGCTCTACGATTCCGGTCATCTGCTCAACTTTTTTCACTAGTCCGTCCGTGGAATCGCTCCAGCTGTCCATCCCCGCCGTTGCGCTCTTGAACTCCGCGTTGAGTGACCGGATGCGGCGGTTTGCTTCGGTGATATTCTTTTTTAACTCGGATATATCAATTCCAATTTTCGTTGTTACGTTTTCCTCTGCCATACTATCTTCCTTTCAAAAAAAGCCGCCGAGCATTGCTCGGCAGCCTTCAAAACCAATTCGTCGCTTTCCGCCGATATACTTTCTGTTTTGGCTTTCCATCCTCCGTGTAGTTCTTCTGATTGTACTGGTGCAACCGGCGCATAAGGAGAAACACTTCTTTCCCCGTGTAAGCCCTTAGCCGGATTGGGTCAAGTGCCCCAAATACCCGGCAAAGGCTTACGTCCATCTCAAACATAGATTCGTAGATTGTTACGTCGTCGCACCGCTCTAGTTTCCCTCTGTGTCTGCTCCAATGTTCAACATTTCATCCGCTGTGTAAAGCGTCACATCAATAATAAGGCTGATAACCTCTTCGAGCCTTGTGCGCCGCAGTTCTTCCCGTGTCAAGCCGTCGAACATCGTCAATAACAAGTCGTTGATAACCGGCATCGCCTGTACAACTGTCTTGCCGATGGTAATGGCGTTGTTCTTTTCAGTAATATCGCAGTTTACCACAGCAGCAATATCTTCAAGCGTGCCATACATCACATGGATTTCTTCCGTTTCGTACGTCTTTTCGATTTCTTTGAGAGAATGTTCTTTGTAAATGTTTAACTTAAACATGCGCTACCTCCTTAGCCTGCCGGATTTTCCTCTGCGTTCTGGGTCTGTTCGCCGCTCGGTGTCGTTTTGATGATGTCATCAGGTGTCTGTACTTTGGAAAAGAATTCCTCCTCAGACATACCACAAGAGTCAGCCGGAACAACCGTTGCTTTTGCCGATTTGTTGTCGTTTGCAACGAATTTCTTCTGTGTGTTTACACCAGTGTAGGCAAGTTCCTGACCGTTTGCGTCTGTGCCATTATCTTTCGACTTGTGTGAATCGGATGGGTTTCCGAATCTGCCTTTTAAGCGCCATACATAGTATTCTCTGCCGTCTGTATCTTCTGTTATATAGCCCATAGCCATGTATGGCGGTGTTGCCGTTCCTTCAATCAGTGCACCGGTTTTCTCGTCGAATTTCTGCCCGGTGATTGCTGATGTATTTTTCAGTGATACCGCCGATACATTGACATTGACCGTATCTGCTCCGGTTGTGTTAATAACAATCGCTGCTTCGTTGTCATAGTAGTGAGTATCACTTGATGATTCGGTTTCCTTTGACAGTTCCGAAGTACCTGCAAGAGCAAACGGTGTATCATAAGTGAGCTCGTCTTTCGTGTCTTTTTTTAACGGTGCCACCACGAGGTTTCTGATACCACGATATTCTACGATTTTTTCATCACTCATTTTTTGTTCCTCCTAATTTCTTTTTTTATAAATTACATGGATACCGCGCCCGGTATGTGTAGGCTCGTCGCTTGCGACTGAGTAGCCCGTTCCCGGCACGATAAAACCATTCTTAACAAGTTCCTGCTTGACCGTCACCGGCATTTTATATACCAGTGCAGCGTCCGTACTGTAAAAGTTGACATCATAGTCGTAAAGTTCACTATGCGCTTTGTTATCGTAAAAGCTGGAGTCGTCTCCCGGATTCTGCCAGTATGTAAAAAAATGTTCCGGATACTCTTCCCCTTGTGCAAGGGAACCCTGCAATATCACCGGATAATCATATTGCGATAATATTTCAATCAGTTTATCTTCCATTTTCAGCCTCCTAGCAGTTTTTTAATCCCTTTTTGGAACGTCTCCTCTTGTGCTTTTTTGATTCGTTCCTGTGCTTTCTTTCCATACACATCAGCGTACAGCTTTGTGTCCTTTTTCATCCTCGGTGTGCCGTACATCAAAAAGATAGATGGTAATCCACCTTGTTTGATGTCAAATCCGACCGGGATAGTGGCTTTGGTGCCATCCCATTTCACGTCGGCTTTTGTGACGATGGACTCCTGCGTGCTTCCGGTTCGGTGGTGCTTCGTCATGTCCTGCACGATAGGCGGCGTCACCGCTTCGTGTGCCGCTTTCAGACAACTTTCTGCAAGCTGTTCAACCTTTCCTCCTGCTTTCTCCCACTTTTCTGCTAAATCTTCCAACTGGGAGAAGTCAATCATGCCTTTTCTTGCCATCATGCGCCCCCTTTAACGGCTCTGACCTTCGCTACAAGGTACTGATTCTTCATAGCGATGTTTTCCGGAGTACCTAATACCTCATATGTTGTCCCGTCAATCTCGAAACGGCTCGCCGGAGTAATGTCCGGTCTGAACCACGTCTCAAGCGTTGCGGTATTTTCAACAACAATCTGTCCGTTTGATGTCTTTTCTGTGCCTCCAAAAGTGCGGAAAGACACATAGACGCGTTCGCCTTCGCCGTACTGCTTTTGTTTCACGCCTTTTATCAAAATTTCGCTGATTGGATTCAAAAGTTTCGCCGGCGTTACATATGGTAAATTCGGTTGCCATGCCATACTGTCACCTCCTAGTAACTCAACTGGATTACTCTTTCTTTGAAGTAGGCCGACAGTTCACCGCTGTACAAAAGGTCGTTGACACCTCTTGAAAGAACACCCATCACGGCAGACGACGAAAGATTTTCTTTCGGAACTCCGGCATCCGTCAGGTATTGTTTGATTTCTCTCAGATACCCAAGCAATCTCGCGTCCTGATAGTTGCCGGTAATTCCGAGCGAGTCTTTAACTTCTTTAAGCTGTTCGTCTTCCGTCATTTCTGCCATAATAGTCTCCTTTCGTCAAATCATCCAGTCGGTTCTTCGCTTTTATCGGGTGTTGTGCTTGAGCTTGTTTTGCTCTTACCTTTTTTGATAAGGATAAAGCCGTTTGCATCTGCAATCTTTCCGTCCACAATCATGATAACTTTGTTCTTGACTTCGTTTGTGTCGTGATCAATCCACTTCACTACCTGCATTTCGAGGTTGGAATTAACAACGTAGTCTTTGAGGTCTCCAAAGATAGCAAATACATCTCCGACATTAGCGTCCTCGTAGTAAGGGAGTAACTCCTCCTCTACGGTCTCTACATCCTTACCCATAAAGCGATAGCTCTCTTCGCCATTTACACCATAATTGGTACGTCCAACCGGCTGACCATTTGCGTCCTCCATTCCGTCAATCTTATCATCAAAGGTCGACTGAGCCATGATAAAACATCCTTTGCGGTAGCTCTTTTTGATTTTCGCCTTCATCTTATGCCAGCCGTTCCAGGTCATATCTTCCGGTGCCATGGTGACAACAGTTTTTACACGTGTATCCGTCAGGATTCCAAGCGGCTGTGTTGTGCCATCACCTTTGATGATTGCCTTCTCAAGAGCTTTCATGATTGCTTCTGTAGCAAGCGGCACAAAGAGCTTCTGAAACTCTTCGATTGTCACTACAGACGCCAATAAGGTCTGTGCAATCTTGCACTCAACGCCGTAGTAATTAAACACAACCTTTTCATCTGCCGTCAACTTCTGGCTATCCGATGCTTTTTCACCAACCCACGTCGCCATCGGTTTGATAGAAAGAATTGGGATCGCTACGCCGCCCTGAATGTTGGTTTTGGTAACTTTGGCGTAAATGTTTCCATAGCTTTCCAGCTTCTGGATAATCTCACGCACCAAAGTGGTCGGAATTACCGCCCCAGCATCTGCCGTTCCTGTGACTGCTGCCTCTCTTTTAATCGGCACACGTAACTCTGTAGGAATCGGTGTACTACGGCACACATATTCAAGAAACGCTTTTTTGTACTCGCTTCTTTCTGTTGGGTCGTCCGTTTCCAACTGAGATTCCGGACGTTTTGAACGGAACGCTCCAACGATACCCGCGTTTCTCATCTCTCCGGTCTGAATGTTGCTTCTCTGACCGTCTTCATTCTGGCCTGTGCCCTTTGGATTTCCTTCTCCTTCGTCTTTGTTGTTTCCTTCGCCTTCGGATTCCAAGTCTTTAATTTCCTCAGCGATGTCTTTTAAGTCATCCGCCGTTTCCGTCAAGCGTTCGTAAATGTTCCGTACTTCATCTACATCTTTCGATTCCTCGGCGCGTTTCATTAAGTCTTCTTTGCGCTCCACCAATTTCTGCTGACGTGCTTTCAGTTTTTCAAGTCTGCTCATTTTTAAAATGCTCCTTTCAGTTTTACTTTTTCTTTCCACAGTTCCAACTCGTCACTCTCCAGTGATTTTCCCCGGACACTCTCCAGTGCCCTCTGCGCACTTTCCAGTGCTTTTTTATCTCTAGCCATAATGGAAGTATCTTCATAGGCGGGAAAAGTCACCGCCGATACTTCCACAATGGTGGATATCTTTTCAACAAAGCGCTTTGGGTAGTCCGTGTCGAGGTCTTCCCAACGCTCTTCCTCAATCCAAAACATGAAACTCATGCCCGTAATGTCGCCACGTTCGATGGCGCTATAAAGTGCCCTTGCGTCGGCATTGTTTTCTGTGTCGAGGTAGGCTCGAATCTTAAGCCCCTCCTTGTCGACCGTAAGCTGCAGCGTCGAATTTTTGTTGTTGTTTCGACTTCTCGCCAGTGGGATTCTGTTCAGGTCGTGATTTGTTAAAAAACAAACGTCGTGCAGGTCTGTTTTGTCCAGTGCCCCCGGTACAATTTCCTCGCGGAAGATGCCGCCGATATCTGCCTCTTTGCCATACACAACCGGACGCCCTTCTATGTAATTCCCTCGCTCGTCCTTCTTTGCCCGAACATCAAACATAAACGCCCGGCGTTCTGCCTTGTCACTCTTGCTCATTTTTTGTCCCTCCTTTTGCTTTCATCATCTGATATTTTAATGCTGTACTTGCGTCAATGTAGTTTAATGACTGCATCCTCATGCCTTCCAGTTCCTTCGACGGTCTAAGTCCTAACGCCACACGTTTTTCATTTTCATACAACGTACCCGTGTCTCCTAAATACTTAATCATTTCAATTTTTTGCGCAATACTCATAAAGATAAGTTCATGCGTAAGAAAAGCTATCTTCAAATTGCCTGATCTCATCCTTTCTGTGCACAGTGTTTTTGTAAAAGCGTCTTGATACCGTTCGACCAGCTTTTCGATTGTTTTTTGGTAAAACGCCTCGTACTGTTCTTTCGTGTAGTCACCTGTCAGGATTGGCAGTGACACCCCAAAATTGCGGAGGATCTTCTCGTCGATGAATTTGATTGTATCCGGGTCTATTAACTTAATATCCCTCGTAATTTTGATATAATCACTTTTTTCATCCAGATGTAGGATTCCATTTTCTGCATTCGTCAGCTTTTTCTCAAATTCTTTGATGGCATTTTGTGCTTTCTCACCAGCCATCATTGTCCTTGTTTTTACAACTCCATTGATTGTAAAACTGGTTTTGATTGCCCCAGAAATGCCATTCATGATATCCTCATTAAGCTGTAACGTCTTGAGTAACGCCCTTCTATCCGGATTTCCGCTCGCATCACCGCCCATGTAATCGTTCGCAAAAAAATTGATGCGTATATGGATTACATCCTCATACAAAAGCTGTGTCTTGTATCCATTTTCAAACTCAAACTCTACAATCAAGTCGCCGGTCGGAGTTTCAAGAAATGTTGTTATAAGCGGATCCACCGGATAAATTGCTGTATACTTTTTGTATGTACTTCCGTCCGCTCTTTTTTTCAACTCGTAGACCGGTACCGCAAAAGCGTTTTGTCTCAGATAAAGTCCGTATGTAAGTTTTTCAATAAACTCCGACTTTGTCATCAGTGCATTTGGATAATTTAGCAAGTTTTGAATTTGGTAAATATCGTTTTCCGGCGTTTCATAGTCGTTGCCGCGGCCGCGAATAAAGCACGGGTCCAGCTTTGACATTTCGTTTGCAATGCAGTCTATCGCCTGCTGCACTACATCCGACACGTAGATGTCTCGCCCGAACTGGCTGAATATTGGAACCTGCCCGGTCATCACATCCGCATATTTTGTGTTTTTAACTTTCGAGATTATCTTCCCCAGCCATCCCATCAGATTGCCTCCATTCTTTGACCATTCTTTTTAAGTCAGCGCGGTATCGCCTATATGTTTCGTATAAAATCACTGTTGTAACCGCTCCGTCTATTTTCTTGTTTCTTGCCGTTTTCACGACTAAACATTTTCCTTTATTGTCAACCGAAAGTCCGGCATTTCCAAAACACCACCGGTCTACCGGGTTATTGTTATAGTTTATATTTCTTTTTTTTAAGTCCGTCTCTACAAATTTGTTGGCCGTATCGAGCGTCATAGCATTCTGTAAAATCAATTCCAACTCGCCGCCCTCTTTCGTCCATCCGTATTCCGACATCTGTCGGAGAAAGTCCTTCGCAAATTTCTGGTCGTAACCACAGCACATCAGACGGATGCCGTAGTCTTTGTATAAACTCCAAAACCAATCTGCCACGACCGTCAAATCAATGTCACTGCCTTCCGTTACGGTGATGTATCCATCCCGCGCCCAGTCGGCGTATTTTGCGCCGGCGCAAGAATCGTCATCGTCCTCTAGTTTTCTTTCCGGAATGAAGTACATGGTGTGTATGTATTTTTTCCCATCGTCCTTCATCAAGAGGACTTTGGCACAACACAAATCCATTGTCTCGGCCAAGTCAACCGCTCCTAAACACGGAGCTCCGCGAAATTCTTCCAAATCGTAAGTCGCATCGAAGTTGTAATCTTCGAGATTGAGCCACATTTCTACCGAGTTTTGTTTGATGTTAAAATCTTTCGCTAGTACAAAAATTCTGTCGCCCTTCGAGTTTTTCGCAAGTTCCACCTGCTCCTCTAGGTAGGATACTTTCTTGATAACGCCCAGTGTCGGATTCGATTTCATCCACGATTTCGGATTCGTAAAAACTTCCTGCTCGCTGTCCTGTGTGTATAGCCACGGCAGTAATCTTTTTCCCGCTTTCGTGTCATCTTCGCCGTTTATCACCCCGTGTCCCTTTTCAAGCTCGTCGTCCAAATAGCCCTCTTGCACAAAACCCTCGGTTGTTATGTCTACAAACTTTGGATTGTCTTTCAAAGACTGCGATTGCTCGATTGACTTGCCGACAACATTTGTTTTCATCTCGTGTGTCTCGTCGACTATTGCAAAGTCAATGTTGCGCCCCTCTTTGTTTTTGGTTCTGTCCGACAATTTGAAAACTTTCGAGTTGGTGCTTTTGTTTAGGATGAATCTTTGGTTTTTCTTTGAATCAAGGTCGCGTGGGTCAATCAACTGACGCATGGTATCTATTGCGTCATATGTGATAGATGCCTGATTGTCGTCGTTCGATGAGCATACAATATCGGCACCCTCGTTCCCGACAAACAACTCTGTCACCGCAATCGCCGAACACGTTTCGCTTTTGGCGTTCTTTCTGGCAATCAGCAGCAGAATTTTTTTGAAACGGTCAATCATCATTCCTCTCTCGAGTGACTCTTCTGACATTTTGAACGAGTACACGGCTTCTATAAAAGCCTTTTGCCACAGCATCAACACCATCGGCTGACCGTAAAAAGGTGATTTCGTCAGTTTTACACAATTTTCCATAAAATCCATCCGAAGCAGTGCAGCGTCTGTGTTGTAAAAATACTCATCGTTCGAGAAGTCTTCTTTTAGATTGGTTAGTTCCTGACGGAGTTCCCATCCGGCTATGATTTTCCCGCTCTCAATTTCTTCCCGATACTTTAACAAAAAAGAATTATCCGGTGTCCATATTTTCCTCTCCTTTATTAACAAATTTCTTGCCCCTTTCCGCTATCCATTTTCGCAGTGGTGACTCTTCATCGGTATTCGCATCATCCACGAAGTTCAGGAGCAGTTTTAAACAATTCGTATACTGCTGGAGCATTTCCTTGTAGAGTTTTGCCGCCGGAAGCACTTTTTGTTTGCAGTTGTCAGTTGGGTGTACCTTGTAAAACGGGAGTTTTTTCAACTCCGTCAATTTTGACTCCAAAAAAAATATTTCCTCAACAAGATCGGCTGCTTCCGCTCTGTCCTTGCACAGTTTGGCAATCTCTTCTCTTCTCTCCATAGTGATTACTCCTTGGTATCGTCTTCCCCGACATCATCCGCGATGGTCGGCGAATCTCCCCAAATAGCAAATACCGCCTGTGTGACATCTTCCGGCTCGTTTTCCTGAATTTCCTTTCGTCCGGATAACGAATTAGCATACGCCCGGCGATGTGGCTCGCCAATCTGTACCATCTTGCCGTCAAGCGATACAAGCTGTGATGTCATGATGCTGACTCCGTCCGGCGTCAGCATATCTACTGTCTTCTTTTCTTTGACTTCCATATTCATCCTCCTTCCTATACGT